GAAAGGCGGCACCAGCGCCTTGGGGACAGTCATTGCACGCTGGGTGGCCGGCAGGCTTGGGCCACCAGGGGCGGCCATTCCGGCCAGCATAGCCCCGCCAAGCTGGAGCGCTGGAGGTGCGCCACCCTCGCGCAAAGCACCAGCGGCAGTGGATGCCGTCAATGCTGCTGCCGTCTGAGCCTGTGGGCTTTGGGCAAAGAACTGCGCGACATTGCGGCCCATCTCAGGCAGCATAGGCGCGACTTGTCCCGCAGCCCTGGCCACGCCAGCCGTGCCGTAGCCAGCGCTGGCAATGTCTTGGACTACACGTTCCTGCGCTGTCCTTGGCTCTGGGAAACCCATGCGTCTGAGGTTGGTTTCTGTGGCCCGTGTCATGGTCGGGGCATTCGTGCCGGCGGCCAAGTTAAACAAATTCACCAAAGGATCGACAACCATCGGCAGCAACCCGCCGACAGTCATGGCAGCTTGCGCCATCGGGCGCACAGCCAAGCCGGCCTCGCGGCCAAGTGTGCTTGGGGCTTGCGCTCCAGCAATCTGCTTTAACTGGTCGGGTGGCGTGCTGTTGACAAATGCAGCGATCTGCTCATCTGTCGCTTCCGATGGAAACTCAAGAGTTCCGATGCCTTCGATGTTGATTTTTTTCATACGGCCTCATTTAAAAACAAATTTAGTGCCGTCCCATTGCATGGTTTTAGTAGCGCTAGCAGGCTGACTTTTTACAATTGATGGGACAGTGGCCGGTGCGCCGAGTGCAGTGTCGAGGTTTTTGAATCCGTAAGTTTTGCCAAACTGCTCGTACTCTCCACGCTTGTTGTTGTAAGCCTGACCAGCGGCAGCGTAAAGTTCATTGGACAACCTCTGGAAATCTTCACGCTGAGTAGGTGTCAGCTTTTGTCCGGTCATCAAGTTGTTGAAGTAATTCTGCAAAAGATCCATGCGACCAGCAGCGGCCATTGCAATGCCAAGCTCAGACTCACGCACAACAGAGCCAGGGTCAAGCAGCTTCATCACCTTCGTAGCGCCAGCGACATCACCGATTGGTGTGCCTTGGGCAAGTGACGATACAACTTGGCCGTATGCAGACTTCATGTCGTTAAAGTCTTTGTAGATCGGCTCTTGCTTGAATGCGCCGCTGAGCTTCATCTCGTTTTCAAAGCCCTTTTGCCCACCTGTCATGTCCACTGGAACTTTGACATTGACATTGCTTGCCCCAGACTTTCTGAGTTCAATAATGTTTGCAAGCGTAATCGGCGTACCCGTAGCCTGCAAGATTCTCACCTCTGCTGGTGACGCCTCTGGCTTGTCAAGCAGACGCAAGTTGTCTAAGGTAGGTGGCAAGCCCAAGGCTCGTAGCGTCTTGATTGCGTCTGGTGATGCCTCTGGTTTCAGAGCATCCAGCGCAAACTGCAAACCCTTCTCGCGTGGCAAGCCTTGCAGCAGATCAAGTTGTTGCTGGTTCAGGCCAGCAAATGGGCCGGCTGCTGCTGGCCTAGCCATTGCCGCCGTCTCAGACACAAATCTTTCAACAGGCGGCACTGCCACACCCGTCAATGGCTGCATCGCTGTCCCTGGCTGCCTAGCTCTTTTCAGCATTTCAAAATAATCCACATTGCGCTGACGCTCGTCTTGAGCCTCCTTCAGCTTCTCACCCACCATCAGATCCTGCACCGACCCAGCACGCGCCTGTTGGTAGCCCTGCTGGCCAGCCTGCAAGGCCGATCCAAGCGCTTGGCCAAGGCCGATGGGGGTAGTGCTGCGGCCACTGGCTTGCAGCAGTGCAGCAGCCGCTGACAGGGCTGCATTTCGATTCATCAGCTTGCGCTGGTCTTCGGAAAGCAGTGCGTCCAGACCCGATGGCGTGCCGCCCTGCATGCCGCCAAACATGCTGCCGATGTTTGCAAAATCAAATGGAGAATCAAATGGAGTAGCCATTTTTTATTCCTTAAAGCAGACCAAGCAGTGCGCCAAAGGCAGCACCTGTGCCGCCGCTGATTGCGTTATTAGACAAGCCAGCAATCTGAGAGCCAGCCAAAGCACCGCCCAAAAGACCAGCTCCGACATTGCGGCTGATTGGCGTTGTTGTGCTGCCACCTAGTGCGGCAGGGTTAAAGCCAAGACCTGATTGAGATACACCCAGACGCTGAATGCCGATGTTGCGCAGCGCATCCAATTGCTGCTGCTCAAAAGCCTGACGCGCACCGCCCAAGGCCATGACATTCTGACCACCTTGGATGTTTTGGCCACGGGCATATTGCGCCAACTGCGCAGCTTGGCCATAGCCTTGGTTGCGCAGGTTGGCTGACAGGTCAGCCGCTTGCTTGAGGGCAGCGGCATTGGTCAGTGATGCCTGCACACCTTGTCGTGAACCACCGAATGCTCTGGCTTGGGTTGCGGCTTGCCGATCCCTGATGTCTTGCATCTGCCGGCTGGCTTCAATGTCGCCAAGGCTTCGGTCAATGACCTCTTGCGTGTACGGATTCATAAATGCGCCAATGTCTGCACCGCTGAACGGGGTCAGAGACTGATTGACGATTGCCTCCTCACCAGCCTGATAAAGCGGGTTGTACCCTGCAAACTGCTGGACAGGCAATGCACCGGCCACATTTCGGGCCTGCTGGACATTTTGTAGAAACGCCTCTTTGATCTGTGGATCAATCGAGGTGGATGTTGTTTGTGAGCCGCCTTTAGACATTGTTTACCCCTTATCCCAGTAAAGATTTCATTTTTTTGGCAGGAATCTTGCCATCGTTGATCATGTCCAGCAGCCCTTGGCCGTACTTCTTGACCGCTGATTTTTTGATGACATATTCGCCAAGCTGCAACATGCCAGCGCCATCATCTGGGCCTGGTGGGTTAGGGCCACTGACTCGGTCAACAGGGCCGCCCATGTTGTACTGGCCTTCACCAAATCCGCCACTTGTGTCGCCCGTGCCGTAGCCACCAGCCTCAGAGCCAGCGCTGCTTTGATCTGAAATGCTTTGTGCTTGCGCTGCTGCTGTATCTGCGGCCAGCGCATCTTGCATTGACTGCATGGATTGAGCGTTTTGAGCAATAGTGCTTGGATAGCCAGCATTCATTGCTGCAATCTCACTGGCGCGAAAACTCTCTTTTGCGTTTTGATATGCAACAGGGTCAACACTTGTGAGCAACCTTTGCTCACTCACAAAGCCTGGGTTAAAGTAGTTTTGCGCCTTTCCATACAGCGTATTCCCAAAAACACTTTGAAGCCCCCTTGTCACCGATGCCATGTTTGGGTTTTCAGCGTAATAAGCAGCCCTCTGTGAATTGGTCATGTTGTCCCAATCACTAGGGGTCGGGGTGTAATCGCCACCGCCGCCGCCACCGCCGCCCATGCCACCGCCAACACCAAGATTAATCAAACCTGATCCACTTATGCGCCTGTAGAGTTCTGGGTCATAACCACCAAGTGCTTGGCTTGCGCCGGTGTACGGGTTCATGGTTGGCGTCATCCTCGCCATGATCCGCTGGTACGGGGTCAGATTTAAATCATCAATTGTTGCCATCACAAATCCTTTGCCATAACTGACCACTGTGGGCGATAGCCCTCGTCTTTTAAAAATGTCTTTGCCCAGCCCTTGCGGCCTGCCAAAGTCACTCTGGTGCAGCCAATCGACTTGCCCCAGGATTCGATCATTGGTCGCATCCTTGAGAGTTCATCTAGGTCGCCACCAGCCAAGAAGTAATGCAAGTTCTTGAGTCGCGGGTAGACAATGATCTCTGTCAATACCACCGAGTTTGAGGCTGGCCACAACTGCAATCTGTGATCCCCCACCATCTCGGCAACATCGTTAAAATTGTGTGTGCCTCCAGAGTATTCTAAAGCAGCCTCCACATGATGGCGCAGTCTCTTCAAGTGCTCCAAATCGCTCATCGTTTCCCGCCGGCCACCGCCTCCAGCCGCATCACCCCAATACGCCAATCGGCCAGCACCGCCCCCGTCACCTTGACATTGACCTGCCGCGCCGCAAACCGGACATCGGTAGGGTTGGCAGCCGTGTATGGGCCGAATGTGGACTGAGCACCTGTGGGGTAATTGCGGGTCTTGAATGAAACCACCGCCTCGCCCAAGGTCTGCTCGTCTGGGACAACTTGCCGCACAGACATGATGTTGTCGCCATTGCCAAGCTGCACTGGCCCAGACTCAGCGTAGACGCTAGCGCCGTCATAAGCAAAGCCCACCTCATGCTCATAGATGTAGCCATCGGCTGACACCAGCAGCGGGTTGGTGAACACACCCGCATCAGTGCCAGCGGTACGCGCCAATGAGCCGATATTCCAGCTATTTTCCCTGTAGTTATAAATTACATAACTGTCATTTTCATTGCTGCCGCTGCTTGGGTAGTACCACCAGATCTCACCAAACTGGCTGTTGTGGACAGCGTAGACCTTGGATGCTTGGTTGAAGTTCATGTTGCTGAACACATAGTCAGACACATCACTTGGCAAAGGCTTGAGGTAGCCATCGTATGTCCAGAAGCCACTCTTAGCCATCCAGATGGCGGCAGTGTCGATGGCCGCCACAGCTTGAGCCGAGATCAGGCCGCAGCCAGATCCGGCCTTTTCAAAGCCATAAACGAATGGTGCGCCGATGTAGGTCGCAGTGTGGACATCCACATCTGTGAACAGCAGGTTGACACCCTTCACTCGTTTACCGGCCAACAGACTGCCAGGGGTGGCCAACTCAAAGTCACCCGCCTGATTGGTGGCCAGTGGCGTCCAGACTGTATTGTCCTCTTGGTCTGACCATTGCACCTTGCGCGGATTGCCGCCAGCGCCAAGGGCAAACAGGATGCGCTCGGCAGTCACCAAAAGAGCCTTGTTGCCCGTTGGTGCGTTGGTGATGGCCGCTGCCAGTGTCGGCGTTGTAAAGCCAAGCTGCCATTCGTAGAGCTTGCCGTCAGCGCTTGAGCACGCCACCAGATACTCGCCCCATGTGTCAAGTGACCATGTCGTGGCCGGAATCAGCCCACCTAAGTCTGGTCTGGCCACGCCATAGGCAAAGGAGCCATAGGTGCTGTATCCGTAGCCGGTCTTGATCGTGGCACTGGCAATGCCGGCAGTGATGCCGGTAGGGGTAATTTCCTTGAGTGTCCCCGCCTCGTTCATGGCGTACAGCTTGGATTGCGTACCAGCGGCAATCCAGCGCTCTCCATCGTTGTCGCGCCAAGTAATGAAGCCCCTGCACAGACCCGTCATCTGGCTTGTCGAGCGTTTCCTCCAGCCGCCCATAGGTCGCAAGGTGTTCTCGTACCAGCGCACCAGATTCGCGTCATACCAGCGCCCCGCAGCTTGGTACTCCGTGCCGTTCCTGTAGATGCCTGGTGGTAGTTTTAGTGGGATGTACATGGCTATATTGTCGGTAGGTTGGACACAAAGCTCATCGTGACGATGGCCGATGGCACTGCTGGTCGTGTCGGACTTGTTCCGGCAGCGTACTGCTCAATTTGAACACCGATGTCGGTTGGCCTCCACATGATCTCCACATAGTCAGTCGCATTCAGGCTCAAGAAATAATTCATGGCCGCAATCGTGTGGTACGGATCTCCAGCACTCTTTCGTGGTGCAAAACCAAATCGACTGTTTGAGTTTGCCGCATTTGTGCCATTGACCCGAAACCAAATGTCCACATCCTGCGCGGTATTTGTCGTATTCGTCAATTGAATGGAAAACTGCAAATTCCAGATCCCGCTGTCGGCCACTGTGATTCGACTGTTGCTGGCTATTGTCACGCCATTGCTGAAGTCTGTCGTGTTGAATGTGACAGCATAGGCTGTGGTGGTGTTGGCCGCAGTCTGGTCGGTTGAGTCCTGAAACGCCCCGTGGGGGTTGTTCATAAACTTACCGCCCCTTGGCCCAAACAGTGAGCCAAGGACGGAAGTCAGTTTTCTGGCAAAAATGTTCAGTGCGCCGTTGTTCTCGTTCAAGTTCCGGCGTTCATACACCTCTGGTGGATAACCCAGAGGTGAGAGTGAAGGCGTCTCTAATTGTTGCTTGACATTGGCCATGAGGTGATTATTTCACTTATGCCATGTCTGCGCCTACTTTGCCAACTTCAGCAACCCTGCGGCTCCAGCCCTTGCCAAAGGTCGGCCAGTGTGGCAGATCCATGAGGAATGACAGCCTGCGCTTGCCATAGTCATCAACCAGATCACCCTGAAATGCCGCCACAGCCTGCAAAGTCTTTGGGCCGATGCCGCCGTCAGGATCAACACCCACGCACGCTTGCAGCCACTTGGCAGCCCGACCTGGGCCGCTGTTCACCGCCGCATCGAAAACCACATAGTCCACGCCAGCGGGTAGCTCATCGCCCTTGACCTTGTCCCAATACTTGGATTTGTACATCGGGCCGACAGTCTCGGGGGTCAGGCCACGCATGGTTTTTTCATCCACCTCATGCCCGACCCACTCCTCCCAGACCTTCTTGGTCACGCCGAGGTTGGTCATGCCGCCAGGGTCGGACGGATGGTTGACAAAGCCGCCTTCGTGGTGGAGGACAGCAGCCAGTGCGGAGTCAAAGTTTTCTTTCATTTCACTGGCCCTGCCTTAGAGAGTAAATCGGTCTTGGCTTGTGAGCCAGCGCTTGATCCAAAATAGTAGGCAATGATGCCCGTCCATGCCGTGCCAAGGCTGCCCAGCATCATCAGGATGGCAGGGTTGGCGCTGTCCACTTTGCCAATAAACATCATCACCATGATGCCAAAAAATCCCACTGTGACTGTACCCGCCAGTACTGGTGGCATCAAGCTGCGGGTGGTGGCCTGCATCTCCCGCGCTGACTTCCTGTCCTCGACCTCCAGCTTTTCAAAGTTGAGGCCAAGCTCTTGCGCTTGCTTTTGCAGTTCGATCTATGCAATCTTGACTTGAGCGATCTGCTCTGCTGACAGCTTGTTGTTGGAGATCAGGTCGCCCACCTTGTCGGGGTCAACACCGATGGCTTTGGAGATAGCCGACACCGCCATGCCGGCCAGTGGGCCCCCCATTGCCGTGGCAATCGTGGGTGCAATTTGTTTTAGCCAGTCCATTACTGTTTACTCCTTGAAAGCATTGTTGAGGCAATTTGCAGCATTGCACGGGCGCTGTCCATGTCTTCTGGCTGGGTAGCCCAGCCGACTGTGATCTGCCCGACAAAGCGCCCTGGCTCCGGTGGAACTGAAATACGGCATGTGTAGGCCACGCCCTTGGCGATGTACCACAGCCCCATCTCCGACTGCGCTGATCGGTATTCGCCGCAAGGAATTTCGCTGGCCATCAGCTTGACCACATCCGCATTGTTGGCTGCGTTCTGAGTGAACAGGCCGACATCCAGCCCATCGTTTGTTTTGTCTCTGCCGTTCTTGCCGTAGGCGCGGTACAGGATGCGAGTGCCAAACATGCTATTTACTTTGAACACCGCCACCACCAGCGCACCAGACTGCTTGAACAGATGCGCTGCCGCATCCTCAACCCGATCCTCTGCAATGGATGGAATCTTCTTGGACTCCTTGTACGCGCCAATCAGCAGGTCTTGGTTTGCGTAAACAAAGTACCCAGCAAAGGTGAGCACCGCCATCAGCACCATTGCAAACAGCCTAAAGGGGCTGGACACATAGGCCAGCACTTTGTCAACTAAGCTAAGTTGCTCCGCGCTCACCCGCGCTGCCCCATGATGCCAAGGCTAAAATAAATGATAGCGCCGACCAAGCTGAAAAAGACAAGCGCCATCAGCACAAGCTCAATGACCTCGTCCATCTCTTTCTTGTGCCTTGCCGCAGCCTCTTTTTCTTTGCGTGCTTCATGGGCAGACTCAACATCCATCGCCGCTGCTCTGGACTTGATCTTGTTCCAGACATCGATCTTGCCGGACTGCATGAACAGCAATTGAAGCTCGTCCTCAAACCGCTTGGCCTGATCCAGAGCCATCTCGATCTGGATGGCCGTCCCCATTGATGACTTAGATTTCTTGGCTTGGACAACAGCTTTGCTGGCCGTGGACTTTGCGTCAAAGTATTTGCCAAGCACAGGGCCAAGAGACGATACATCGTCAACAGTCTTGCTGACCTTCTTGATCAGCGCGACTGCTGCCTGTATGCCTGCTAGCGCTGTTAGGGGGTCAATAATTTTCGGCCTCCACTACTTTCTTAGGTTCAGGTTTGCCTTTCTCCCGCCACTGCAAGCACCAAACTTCTTTGCGATCTGACGACCATGACCACCTCACGCACTCAACTGCTGGCGCTTGAACCACAGGTGGTGGTGGCGGCAGGGCATCCATGATTACATCAGCATCTTTTTCAACAGTTCAGCAGCAAAGCCCGGCCCAAGCAACGTGACTGCAATCAGCGCATACAAAATGTACTCAATGCGAGACATCCGCTTGCTGCCTGACTCAAAGCTCTTTTGGATCGCTTGATAGCGCAGCGCACAGACTTCCTCATGCGTTGCAAGCCGAGCGTCTGTGGCGTCTATCTGGTTCATGCTGCCGCTGCTTGCAGAGGTGTCAAATCTTCCGTAGTCCAGAAGTCTTTTGCAATCATCAGTTTCAGATGCTCTTTGTTGCGTGACAGGCAGTCTGCCCAATCAGCGTCAGTCATGTTCTCTGGCTTGCCAGCATTGATGAGGGCTACGCTGTCCATCGCGGCAGAGTAGTGCTTGGCTATTTGTTCTGCGGTTGTTAGTTCGTTCATTTCAGTTTCCTTCAAGTTGTGCCACACGGGCGGTTAATTCCTTGACTGCGTTAATCAAGTACCAAGTCAAGTTGTCTGTATCCACAGTCATTACGCCAGTGGATTCTGTCTTCACGCAATCAGGCAAGACTTGTTGAAGTTCTTGAGCAATCACGCCAAGCTGAACACCAGTTTTTGCAATGGCTTGGTTTTGAGGTAAGTCTGAGACCTCTTCTGGCAAGCGGTACTCAAAGTTGCGAACACGGATAGACGCTATCTTGCTCAGTCCGTCAGTGTTGTCAACGATGTTTTTCTTCAAGCGCTGGTCAGATGTTGTAGACCATGAAGCCGAGTTGTTGCCTTGGTAAACGCCGCCACCACTGGGGCTGATGAAACCTGTGTTTGTACCCTTACCTGTTATAAATCGTCCAATAACAATTGAACCGCTATTTGTTGCCGCCGCAGTATGAGAGTAAGCCCCAACAATTACATTGTCGTTTCCTGTAGTTATTGCACTTGAATATTGCCCTGCTTGAAAACCAATAAGCGTATTGTCACCGCCGGTTGTTATACTTTGCCCCGCCTGAGCGCCCACCATAGAGTTACTATTGCCGGTGGTGGCAGCCGCAAGTGCTTGATACCCTACAGCAGTGTTACTACCGCCGGTGGTGGCGGCCGTAAGTGCCTGATACCCCACAGCGGTGTTGTTGCTGGCGGTGGTGTTGGAGTAAAGGGCACTATCACCAAGTGCCGTGTTGTTGCCGCCGGTTGTATTGCTATAAAACGAATAGTAACCAAATGCAGAGTTACGACTGCCCGTAGTCGTAAGGCGACCTGCGCGAGAGCCAAACCCAGAGTTTGCGCCGCCAGTGCTTGTTGCAAATGCCTGATAGCCAAAAGCATTTAAATCATCGCCGGTAACATTGCTGTTTCCAGCCTGATAACCCACAGCGGTGCTGTTTGAAGCGGTAGTGTTTGAAGCCAAAGCACTTGCGCCTATCGCAACATTGGTTGCCCCTGTCGTATTCGCCGCCAAAGCACTCGCACCAAACGCTGTGTTGGTAGCCACAGCACCCGCGCCACGGCCTACTGTGAGTCCTTGAACAGTCGTTGCCGCGCCAGTGACAGTCAATGTCCCAGCCACTGCCAATGTCTTACCAGAGCCAACATTCAGACCAACAGATGTGCCTGTGCCGTTGGCGGTAAAGATGGCGTCCAACGAGTCCAGGTCGGTGTTGATCTTTGTCCCCCAAGTGTCTGTCGATGCGCCTACCTCTGGCTTTGTCAGCAGTAGGTTGGTCGTGGTGGTATCTGCCATAAATTGCTCCTATGCGGCCAATTGCCAAGTCTCGCTATTATCCGCAATTGCAGTCCAAGATTCACTTGAATCATCAATTGCGGCCCATGTTTCTGATGTGTCTGTGATCGGCGTCCAAGTCTCGGAATTGTCAGAGATCGCGTCCCAAGTCTCAGCCGTGTCACTTTCTGCCACCCATTTTAGATTGCCAGCAATCGTCATGGATGACTGGCAAGAAAAATCAATCGCAGCGTTGCTTGTTTTAACAGCGTTAACGCTCATGCCAGATTCGGCTGCAATCAGCACCGACTGGTTGACGATCACGCTGGTGGCCACTGTCATCGTGGCAAAGTCTTCAATCAGGATTTGAACCAGTGGGACTCTGACAGCGGCCACAGACATGGCGCTGGTGTCGGTAGATGTAAATGCCCCGATGGCCACCCGTGTGGCCGCAATGCTGACACTAGAGCTTGCAGCAAATGTTGATGCTGCTATGGCGTAGCGCAAAGCGCTTGCGGCCATAGTGTTGGTACTAGAGGCCGTGGCCGATGCGTCAGCCACCCGTTGCGCAGCAATTGATGTGCTGCTAGATGAAGAAACCGAGAATGATGCTGTCTTTACAACATTGGCCGAGACAGTCTCTGAACTAGAGGCAGAAACAGAAAACGCACCTATGCAGGTGCGTTTTGCTGAAACTGCAACAGTGCTGGATGCTGCAAGTGTGGCTGCTCCAAGGCTTACGCCATAGGAGTAATTGCCTCCACCATAGTAGCCAGAGCCGTATGCTGCCATGTCATGTCAATGTGACATCAAGGTCGCCAGCAGGAATGCGCAGCACATCGCCATCATTGATGGTGCGTGCTGTGGTCAGCGCCGCCCAGGCCAATAGATTCCCACCAGTGCTTGCATCAAAGATGCCTGCCCATCCAATTGATCCCCAATTGCCGCCAGAGGCCGCTGCAAATTCAATGGCCGCAGCATTGGTAGCGTTGGTGGGGCTTGTACCAGATATGGTAATTGTGCCGGTAGCTACCCTTGCATAAGCATTGCCGGAGACTTCAGTGCCGCCGCCAGTGTCGCTTGGCGCAGCGGTGAAAAGACCAACATACCAAGCTGTTGGGCGTGTTGCTGATCCATTGGTCAAGAGCCAAGTTAAAACTAGGTTTTCTGTGTAGTCGGTAAAAGATGACATATCAGTCCTTATCCAAAAGTCTTTGCACGGGTAAGCAATGCACCACCAGAGGATGCACTTCTGTCATCGGCGGTTTGTGAATCGTTTAAGGCACGCTCATACAGCGTTGCCCATGTCTGAATTCTCGCATCATCTTGCAGATATGGCGCAGCCTGCAAAAGAGATCCGTACAGATAAATGTCGGGATTTGATGCCAAAAGCCAATTGCTGGCCACGCTGTCTGATAGCTTTGTCAGCTTGGCGTAATAGGTCAACTCAGTCGTGTAGGTGCTGTCTGGTGTCGGAACAATCCGAAACTGATTACCGACCACGCCAAAGAACTTGGGCTTGCCGCTGGCCGTGTAGTTGGTCGCCTCGTTGTCCAGCGCATCAATGCTCAAAAACCCCAATGGGGTCTGAGGGTTGGTGCTGGTCAGCTTCAAAGACTTTGTCTCCAAGAAGTCGCTTGGCACAGCGCCATACTGCGCGTCAAAAGACGCATTGGCCCTGACGATCATCTGCCTTGTGCGCAGCGTGCGCTCGACTTGCGCCTCGGCCAGTGAGATGAAGTCAGCAATAGCTGCCGTCAGGTCTGACCGATTGAGCCAGTCTGCAATTGATGCCTTTAGCTCGGTGTAGGTAGTCAGTGCCATTATTGAGCCTCTTTTTCCATTTCCTCTTTGACGATCCAGGTGTGCTCATGGCGAAATTCAAATGTGCCAATGTGGCCAATTTCCTTTGAGACATCATGGTCGATGTACACCTTGTAGCCAAGCTCTTGAGCTTTCTTACAAAAGAACACATCCTCACCCATGTAGCCCCGTGAAGTCTGCCACGGCATATCAAACCACGGTTCGCTCATGCCCTCAAACACCTCGCGCTTGATGAGCATTATGCCAGTGCCAATGCTTCCCACCTCTTCCAATCCGGTGGATTCTGGCATCGTGTAGACGGATTTGCGCTTGCCTTCGGCGTCATAGTTCTGCGCAGTCGGGCCAGTGGGCATCCTGCGCCGTGCGCAATTGGCGGCCACGATGGGCTTGTCGTGGGCCAGCAGTTTTCCGACCATGTCCTGCGGGAATGTCATGTCCGAGTCAATGAACAGGATGTGCGTGCATCCTTCGGCCATCGCATCCAAGCAAAGGTCAGCCCTTTGGTTTTGGATAATTGTGCCTTGCATCAATTTCAGACTGATTGCGTCTGTGGTGTTGAGCGTGTGATATGCGACCAAATTCACCATGCAGTAGGTGTAATTGGTGTGAACCTGATCACGGGCAGGGGTGCAAACGGCAATGTAGTTCATACTTTCCCAGGTCGTGTTCTAAAAAATTGGTTGTCGGAGTCGTTGAGCCAGCGCTTCATGTACTCTTGGTCATCGATCTTGCCCTCGGCCTTCATCTTGTAATAGAGAGCTTCGGGGATGGATGCCACCAAGTGCCACTCGCCTGTCCAGTTGGCTTTCTCATCAGTTGCGTTATAGATGGCCTTGTTGGCCTCAATAACCGCAGTCACATCTTGTTCTGTCGCAATGGTCACATCTCCGGTCTCTGGGTTTTCATGCCAGTAACGGGTGATGCCTTGTTCTTTGTTTTCGCTAAGTAATCTTTTGTGAATCATTTAAAAAAGGGCCAGATTTCTCTGGCCCTTTCCGTTGCTTACTATTAAGAAGTAATCAAGTCAGCGGCCAAGCCGTGGGCATTTTCAGCCAGCACTTTGTGACCCCACTCAACGATCAGCATGCGCTTCTCAGCGTCACCTGTCTTAGCCAGTTCGACTTGCTGGTAAGGGCGCAGCACAGTCATCTTGGCGTAGTCAGGATCGATCACCCATGCATCACGCTCACGCTGGAAACGATTGGCAATAACTTGCACATTGCCAAAGTCAGAGACATAAATGTCCACTGCGCCGACCAGTGTTGCAGGCTTTGCACCGCCGTCAATGTTGAAACGGCTGGAGGCAATACCGGAGAAACCAGATACGCGCTGCTTGTTCACAGGGCCGCACATCAGGATCTTCGGTGTACCACCGGCTGTCCACACCTTCTGAATCACATTCTTGAGAATGGTTTCAGTGAAGGTACGCACATTGCCATCGGTACGGGCGCTGTTTGGCAGCGTTGTATACGATGGATCAGTGCCGTTGGTCTGCTTGTCGGTGTTTGTTTTCACAAACGCGCCCAAGGAAGCAGTCACACGGGCAGTCGTAGAGTCGCCAGAAACAGCGATACCGCCGTTCAGCATGACAAACTCTTGATCGCGCTTCAACTCAGAACCACGCTTTGCGATCTGGTAAGCCAGTTCGCTGCGGCGGCCAGCCTTGTTCACCACTTCTTCAGTGGCAGACAGGATGATCGTCTTGCGTGAAATCTGTGCGTAGTTTTGCAGACGCACAGTAGCAGTTACAGAGTCAAACGATGCAACATCGTCACCCTCTAACTGTGCATTGGCAGCGGCTGCGGCCAATGTGTCGGTTTGCCACTCAAACAAGCTATTGGACACATTCTCGCGTCCAATGTTGCTCATGTAAGGGGTTTCTTCAGGTGCAATGTTGGTGATCACATTGCTAAGATCTTCCCGAATACCCTTTGCAGAGTAGGTCAGGAATGTGTTGCTTACGATAGCCATGATTTCCTCATTTCAATAAAAGTTCAATTGCAGATACCGCATCATCGATGCGGCCGGTTTTTGCAAGACGCTGCTTTGCGCGAACACTCTCAGTCGTTGTCGAAACCCGACCCGCTGCACCTGGCTTGGCTGGTCGTGGGCCATTGTTCACCACAGGCTTAATGCCTTGACGCTTACTTACCATCTGGTCAAACAGTGCTGCCTTACGCAACAGTAAAACCAGCCGGTGGTCGTAAACACTCTTCAAGTCTTCATCAGAAAAACCGGCAGACTTGGCAGACTCAATCAGCATTGCTTTTTCGAGCTTTGCTTTCTTTGGATCTTTCCACTCTGGCAGCGCAGCCAACAGCGCATCTTTTTGGCTCTCAAGATGCTGCTGAATAGATTGCTGCTGCTCTTGCTGACTCAACTGGAGAAGACGCTGCTGCTCGGCCTGAATAGCGTATGCCTTTTCCTGTCGCTCCCGCAAAACCTCTTTTTGCCGCACCCACTCGATTGGGTCTTCGTTATAAAGACGATCCAGATCGACCTGCGGCTCTGAAGACTGAAGCTGGGCTTGCAATGCTCCCAACAATTGAGCGTACTGCTCACGCTCGGCCCGAACTGCCTGCGTTTCTTGCTCGACTTGCTTGCGCACCTCGGCAATCTGCTGCGTTTTTCGGGTGTAGTCCTGAGTCCTTGAATAGCCTTTTTGAAGTTCGTCCAGCGTCACAGCGACTTCCTTACCGTCAACTTTGACGGTGAAAGTCTGTGGCTGTTCTTGCTCCTCTGGCTCTTCCTCTTCTCCAGACTGTTCCTCCGAGGTTTCCTCCTCTGGCGCGTCTTCCACACCAGAGTCATCCTCCTCGGAGGCCGCTGCCTCTAAGTCCTCTTCGGACTCTTCGGCTGGCTGCGTCTCGTCAAGTCCTGCTTGTCCTTCTTCAGGGGCCAACATTGCCGAGATAGCACTGGCCGCATCGGCCAAATTCGTTGCTTGTATTTCTGCCATAGTATTTTCTTAAATTAGATTTTTCTGTGATTTCGAGATAGCGTTCTGTGCAATCTTGCCGTTGTCCATGATCCGGATCAACTCTTGCCGCAGGCCATCAATGGCCTGCATCATGCACCACGCTGTCTCTCTCTTCACAGACTCTTCGGGTTTCGAGGATCGAAATGCCCAAAGTTGGTCGTTTTCCAATTTTGCAATCGCAGTGTTGAGGGTTTCGTCCTCAAGTAGCTGCTTGGCCTTGCGGCCTTTGTTTACCTGGTCTTCATTTGTCACTTACTGTGCCATTCCTTGAAAGGTTGATGGATTCATCGGCTGCATCGGTGGCTGCTGCTGCTGCTCAATAAACTGAGCCGCTTGCTGCCGGGCCAGCGTTGCCTGCTGACGAATTGCTTCACGATCAATATTCTGAGCCGCATCGATCTCAGCCGTATTGATCTGTGAGTTGTACTTTAACTCAATTTCATACTTTTTGAGGTACAGGTCTTGAGCCATCTGGTCGCGCTTGAGATCGTCATCCATCATCATCTGGTCGCGCTTTAGCTCCAACTCTGCCGCCTTCTTCTGGATGTCGGCCTTGATGGACTCGGCCTGAACCTGTGCCAGCAACTCCTCTGGGGTGGCCTTGGGCGCTGGTGGCGCTGGCGGCACATAGTCGGCAGGGATGTCCTGAAAGTAGCTGGACGCATCCTTAAACCCAGACAACTCCACGATCTTGCGCAGCGTGTTGGAAAACTGCTGTGGGGTCACCAGTGGGTTTTGAGTGCCAAGCTGCTGCAAGATCTGCTCTTGCTTGGCCATGATCATCATCAAGCCTTGCAAGCGCTCGTTAGTGTCGCCATTACCAAGAGCAATGTTGATATTGGCGTCCATGTTAGCGTCCCAATACCTTGGGTCGATCTGCACCCACTCGTTGCGCATCCGCACCATGCGAGCCTTGTCCTGATGCGTGGTGGCCAAGAACAAAATGCCCTTGAACAGCTTTTTCA